CCTTTTCTTTGCCTGTTCGATAGTCTCACGATCAGTACCACCAGAACTCGGAACCAAATTACGAAACAGAACCTGAATAGGCGAGCTAGCAGGAGGCAGAGGTGAAATAGACCGCGTCTCATTAACAGTACCACTACCAATGCGACCACGCACACCGCCACCAGTACGATAACGAACCGTAATCTGCTGACCAGCCAAAGGAGCCTGACCATTCTGGTCATCACCGAACAAAAACTCCACACGACCAGAAAAAATCGAATAATTCATCACCCGATCATTGGCATCAAAATTCTCCAATGGGTCCATAATCGCACGCCAAGTCTGAATATCTGTGCCAGTGTCAATCTCAACCTGGATAGGCTCAGAAAGCACACTAGCCGAGTATACAATATACTTCTGATTCGACCCACCAGGACTAGACACACTAAACGGCGCGGCGAATTCACCCTCAATACCATAAGCAATAACACCACGTTTGCCAGCAGGTATCACAACCTTCCCAGTAAAATCACCAGGAGCACGATAAATCTCATAAGTCACAGACTCACCATCCGGACCACGAAACGTAAACTGCGTACCAGGCTGTATCTCCAAATCAGTTGTAAGTGGAAGCGAAACAGAACACTCAATATCAACAATCGCAGGAGTCTGAGCCCTAATGGACTGATTAATTAACGCCAAATGGTTCTGGACAGCTTCTTCAGTACGCGCAGTCGGCAAAAATGACTCATTTGCTAAAAGATCGGCCCGCAAGGCTAACTTAGCAGTATTGTTGGCCTGGATTTCAGTCCACATCATGACTCCATTGCTGGCAACAAAGTCATTGAAATCTTCAGGATAATATGTCTGAATATACTCAATAATCGATCGACGAGCCGTGTCATAATCCAGCGCACTAAAATTGACACGTCGCAACTTAGCGGGCGGCAACAGAACACCGATCTCCTCTGGATCGGTCGGCAAGTCAAACAATGTCATTTGTGTTTCAGCCATCGTTCACTCCTAAATACTAATATCCTGCGCGAGCTCAAGAATCGCATTCGGATCAAAAGTCAAATTCGCCAACACCTTAACCTTAATCATCTGCCCATCATCTATCGGCTGCACCGTCACCTGAACATTGAAAACCCTAGGCTCAGACCTAACAATCTCATCTTGAATATCATCGGCCAAAAGTTCATAAGTAGTATCATCACTAGGATCAAACAAAGTCTCACGTATAACCGTACCAAACTTCGGACGATGTACCCGCTCGCCAGGTGATGTAAGAATCAACTGCAACAAATCGTTTTTGACTAGTTTTAAATCCTCCTGGCGAGACAGAACTTTCTCTGCACCCCCTATGAACGGCGGATTAAAACCAAAATAAATTGCCATTACCTTACCACCTGAATCAAATCGAAAATCTTGTCCCTAGTACTATCAGCGTTCTTGGCAGCCTTATTCGCTATAGTAACATATTCCTCCATCTCATCCTCAAGGACTGGAATCTTAGCGTTCAACTCAGCCAATAGCTCATCAAAAGAAGGATCAGTAGCGGCCAATTGAGCAATAGCATCAGCCGCCTTCCTCGTTTCATTTTGAACCTTCTTGTTTTCATTAATAGCAACCTCAGCATCACTACGCTGCTTAGTATATCCACTCAACTCAGTCTGCAAATCTCTAAAGCGCGACATGGCACTCGAATTAACACTATTTATCTCATCCTCAGTCAGACCAAGACCAACAAGATCAAGCAAATTAGTATCGTGACGAAGCTCCAAATTACCAACGAGCATCGGATTAATTTCTGGATCAGTATCCAAACCAAAAGTCAAAATCTGGCCAACTTCAAATTGTTTCTTACTAGATCCAGTCACAGACTTATTTGTCCGCGACACAGTAAACACTCTCTCACCAAGGCTAACGCGCCTAACATCATCATCAATAGCCCTAGGTGGCTTCTCTCTACGCTCAATGGCTGGTGGTAGCCTAATAGTTGTCTGAAAAGTGCGAGGCGGATCATCCATACTAATAGTATAAGTCACATTGCCACCATAATCTGGTGCTTGCGGCAAAACCGAATCGTACAATGCTGTCGCAAACCGAATAATCATCAATCGTCCTCAATAGGATGTTCGATCTTATCCTTATCAACTGCCTTCTCAAGTCCCTTGTTATATCTTTTACCCCTATCGGTAGGCTGCATCACCGGTGGCTGAATTTCTACTGGATCCGGCAATGACTTAATACGAGAATTCTTTTCAATCAAGCCCGGTGTAATAATCTTACCAGTAAGTTTAGGATTGCGACCAGATAACTCCAATTTAGCACCACCACCCCTCATAATGATACTATTTTCGGCAGTAAGTGAAATATCATTCTGTGACTTAATACTGATCGAGCCTTTCTCAGAAATTATTTCTATATTCCTATTACAATATATCTGTATCCTAGCTGGAATAAACATTGGCGGAGTCCCAGGCAATGCATCTGAAGGCGGTGGAACAAAATAACCCGATTCACTATTTCGCAAAACATACTCAGTCTTGCCCTCATCAAACCACATAGCCATCTTACTATCGCCATACTCATCTGTCAGACCACGGAACCCTGACAACTTAAACTTTCGCGAAAACCAAGCACCACGCTTATCAATATCAACAAGCTCAGTCCACGGACCATCACCCTTCGTCCCATCACGACACTCCATACCCTGCTGCTCACCACTCTCGGCCTCATTAACAAACTCACTACCAACAGAATAACCATTCAAAGGCCAAGACCCCTCACCAGCCCTAGTCTTCAACCTAAGATATTCATTATCATGATCAAGTTTCAAATGATGTGTTGACAATTCAGTGTCCTGGCTAGATAACGGCTCCAATAAGAACTCATTTTCCATATGCTTCTTCCAGGGCCGAGAATAATCGCGCCTAGCAACAGCAACCATAAAATATTGAAGCTTATCACTCATCTGGACAGTAGAACCAGCAGGCGTACCCCACGTAGTCATATTCGTACTATCATTCTCACTAAATTCCCAGAAATATCCAGTCTGATTAGAATCATCACTAGCAGACATCAGCTTACCACGACTACCAGCAGTACGACGACCCTTCAATAATATACCATTACCACGCGGACTCTCATCTTTCTCAGCTCGCTTAGCATGCGACCCACGATCATCCATGACAAACTTAAAACCATATCGCGTAATAAGCCTAATAAATCTAGCATCCTTATTGCCCCAATACTCATCCTCTTTCTCAGTCTGCTTACCAGTCTCATCCTTCAACAATCGTTTAACAAATACATCATCCTCTGGGTCAGCACCCTTATCATACATCTGGAATAACATCCCAGCTTTAGTACGCAGCTTTATCCATCTAAAATCAAGATACTCTTCCTTAGATATTACTCGTCTATCGTCGAACTCATCCTGGCGCGTATGAGATTTAATCGGACCCATCTGTGCCCAACCAACATCTCGCATTTCTAATTTATGACCATACCGTGTTAGCATCTGCAAACGACGTTGATCTTTACCACTGGGATTATCCTCATGGTGCAGATCACGCAGATACCGCCATCGCTTAACCTCCCATGCTTTATCCTTTTCCCAATCCCCATAGAACTCACCAAGTTCCGCTTGTGCCTCTCTTTCAGCACGTTGAGTATCTGTAAGATTACTTTCCTCCTCATCAGAAAGCGTCGGTGGATCTTCTCGCTGCCACCAATATCCCTGGTCGGCCTGGATTAAAATATGACCATATTTAGACATCCTAAGCATAAATTTAGAATCTGGACTATTAACTCGTGGAGATTTCTGACTCTGCTTAAAATGTCTCTTCTGAACTGCATCATAATCAGGCTCTGGTGGCGGCTCCTTATGCTCAACAGGAAAATACCCAACTGACCCTAACATATCCAGATTACCATAACGATCCATAAGTCCCTGACTCATGGGACGACCATCACGTGGTAGATACTCAACATCAAAGTCATCAGGATGTTGGGATGGTCGGCCCTGTTTGTCTACTGGTAATGGTGTATGTGTATGTATTGACGGTAGGGTATAGTGCTCACGTCTAGTTGGATCTGCCGCAGATGACCAAATCGGAGCATACGGATGACCTTCCTCGAATGATATAAATACGATATCGCCAACAGTTGGGCTACGCCATTCTCCAGATTTTGGCCCACCCAGGCTCGGTGCTGGCAGTGCCCACGGACAGTCATCTCTGCTTAGGTCCTCATCGTGCATTTCGGGGCACTTGAATCGGACTCTTCCCATGTTTAGAGGGTCATTTGTCTCAACTATTTCGGCCCGACACCAATTACTGAATAGATCAAAAAGTGCGTCGGTACGGTTACCCTCTAATTCGTCATGGCGACATCCCTTTGGCGTCGTCATAAGACCTCCCCGAGTACAATGTCTGGTATTGGAGCATTAATTACATCGCCAGCCCTTGGCCAATTAAAGACATTAAAGGCATCGTTAAAGGCGATAAGCAACCAATCTAACTCAGTTGAACCATATAAATCATAGGCGATTAGATCTGGTCTACCCTTTGCGAGATAAACGATGGCTGTTTCCATACTCCCCATACTTCTTCACCGTTTTGCAACACAGTGCTAGTCGATTTAAATCGCGAATAGGAATTTGCCTTAAGTGTCATATTATTGCCAATCCACTTTGACGCTAGATTCTAGACCCGGCAGGTTCACCTTAACATTTGGGGCATCCTCTCCCTCTCCTCTGATTATTTTACCCCCAGCCTTAGCACCCACGGCTTCTAAGGCTGGTAGGGTTTTCGCAGACGCAACCTGTGTCCACAGTCTCATTTCTGCAGTGATATCAGTGCGAAGAGCATAAGTGCGACCAGGACTAAACTCTCTTCCGTTCTGAATTTTATCTTCCCCAGAACCGAGTTTTCCCCTGTCG